CTTATGACAAAAAAATGAGTCCTAAAGAAATATTAGCGGCTTTTGATGTAATAATACATTTTTGTAAGTTGTCAGGGAACTATACAGAGGATGATATCAAAGTCATACAAGGTATAGCCGAAGATACAGCTTTTGCTGTAGTTGATTTCAATGGAGATTTGATTCAATTATTTGGTTCTAATCCATCAGGAAACCCGTTAACAGTCATATTGAATAGTATTGTTAATTCATTGAGAATGAGATACAATTACTATCTACAGAATCCAGATGGTGAAGTCTTATCTTTTGGAGATAAAGTGGCTCTAATGACATATGGCGATGATAATATTATGTCAGTACACAAAGAGTGCAATTGGTTCAACCATACGTCTATTGCTAAAACATTTGCAGATATAGGTATTGTTTATACTATGGCAGATAAAGAAGCAGAGAGTGTACCGTTTATACATATTGATGACGCATCATTTTTGAAGCGCACATGGAGATATGATGAAGATATGAAATGTAAGTTAGGTCCTTTAGATCATGATTCTATAGAAAAAATGTTAATGGTGTGGGTTAAATCCAAATCAGTAACTGAGGAATATCAGGGTGTGTCAGTTATATGTACAGCCTTACAAGAATATTTTTTCTATGGTAAACGGGTTTTTGAAGAGAAAAGACCTATGTTATTAGGTTTAATTAAAAAACTTGGATGGGAAGATTATGTTAATCATGATACTTTCCCTACATATGATGATCTAGTAATGCGATATATGAAAAGTTCGAGTAAATGTTTTTCTTACGAAGAGTGTTTTGCTCCCCAAAGTGGATTGTGTTTATTTAATGAGGTACCAGAATATGAAAATATTATGTCGGTAGCTAAAGAACACAATAACGGTACACCGCCGGGGGATCCTTTCTTGAATGTGCGTATTATATGGATAATGTTATGTTGGTTTACCCTATTTTTAAGAATGATTTACCTTGTACTCTCGCGAGGCATAGTAATAACCATTGATCTTATGAGATCAAGATATATAGGTAACAAACTATTAGAAGCGACAAAGGAAGTGATCCTACTAGTTATGCTAGTCCTTTGTTTCAATTTTATTGAAAAATGGATCCACCTGATTGTACTAATGTACACGGTCTTGCAGACAAAGAGAAATTTTTATTTATTCTTAAACTCTATAAATAATATGAGCATATCGTCCTTGCTCATATGACTATCAAAGAATATCAAACTCACAAGCGAAGCGCTTGTGTCCACGCGGATGTCCGTATACAATAGATCGTCCACACAAAACAACGTAGTGTGGGTGTATGGACTGAGACCTATGATAGTAAGTTTACCCATAGGTGATAAAGGCGTGGGACTATTTGTTCATGACGTTATGGGAAATTTTCCAATTTTAAATGTTTTGTCTGCATTTTCACAAAAAGCAGTTAAATGTGTATTCAATAGTAACTGTTGTTACGAAGAAGATATAGTTTTAGGAGATTGTACTGTGAATAATCTGCGTCCCCAATCCGGTATTGATGGTGTTGGTAATACAATAGCAAATAATAATTTAAAGCAAGTAACTACAAACTTTAATGATTTAGATGCTGGAGAGAGTGTTTTAGAAGAAGCATCAACACACTGGTATAAACCTACTAACACTGCTGATTCAAATCTAAAAGATTTTTTGTCTAGACCTGTTAATATTTATTCAACAACTAATGCTTTAGGTGTTTCTTTATCGGATACTATAGATCCATGGACCTTATTTTTAAGAACATCAGAGATACGATATAAATTACATAATTATGGTTTTATACG